CCACTGAGCCAGGATCAAGCAGTTTCATAATCTTGGTTGCGGCTGCAACGTCACCAATAGGGTTTTCCTTCTTGAGTGATTCTTGAACAGCAGATAGCGCACTCTTCATACCTTGAAAATCTTTGTAGACCGGTTCGTTCTTGAATTCCTTGCTCAAGTCAAACTCGTTCTTGAATCCTTTATCACCAGTGCTGATGGATACGCTGTTAGCACTTGACTTGCGGTAGTCTTGAACTTGTGCAACACCAGGAGCGCCTGAACCAGCCAATGGCTTACCAGTTAAAAACTCAAGATCAGTGATTGAGGTAGATGGTGCGTTGTACTGAGATACGTTTTCAAGCACTTTGCTTGTTCCATCGTTGAAATACTGGACCATCTTAGGCACTCCACCACGCATTTCCATTCGTGGCTGGCCCTCTGGCTTTGCTACTTCTCCAAGTCCTGATACAACCTTATATGTTTCGTCGTTGTAGTACTGAACCATTTGCACCTTGCCATCAACCAGTTTCTGCTCTGGCTTACCGTCTGGCTTTGCCGCTGGGGCAGGACCTTTGTATGGGATAGGTTCACCCGACTTTAGGCGAATGTAATAGTTTCCGTCTTCGGCTTTATATGGTTCACCTTGAGTTTCCTGTTGTGGTCTAGCTTTATCTGCCAAAGTAGCGTAGGCCGTGGCCTTCGCAGTGTCGCCATATTGAGCCGCAATGTTTGATGCTTTCATGTATCTGTTGTACATAACATCTGCTTGGCTCGTAGGTGCAGCAGCAGGAGCCTCTGTACCAATCATGGCAGCGCGTGCCACTGTAGGGCCAGCGGGTAACCCTGGTGCATTGATAGCCTGCTCTGGAGAGATGGCAGCGCCAGGCATAACCGGAGCGCCTTCTCCAATCAATGCACCACTGATGCGTGCTTGAATATCTTTTAGACGCTTCGCATCATCCATCTTCTGCTTCATCGTCATGCTCTGGAGCAGATTCTGCTGCGCTGCCGTGTAGCCCTTCTGACCAGCGCCATACGCCTCACCAAGCGCCTGGCCGAGTCCTACAGGCGTGCGGCTTGGTCCTGACGATGCAAGCAGTTGCATGGCCGCTGCCATGACGCCCTGGTTCTGCATCTGCGCTCTCTGCTCGTCCGTCATGTACTCGTCCAGCGCGGATGCACCGCCAAACATATCACCCAGCAGGCCGAGTGTGCGGCGTGGTGCTGCTCCACCATATGCCTGTTCAAATGTCTGCAATGGCGCTTCCATAGTCTGCTCAACTTGCGGTGCTGCTTGCACTTGCGGTTGTGCAGACAGCGGCTGCATCTCGCCACCCATATCCATCAGTCCTGCGCTAGGAGTGAATCCCATGCCAGGCACATTCGGATACAGATTAGCCCCTAGTGGATCACGCCGCTTCTGGTAAAAAATGTCAGGGCCGGTACGCGAAACGTATTGCGGGGTTGACATCTGGTCGATGTAAACGCCTTGCCCAGGCATACCAGTAATCTCGGGTCGGTTCATGCGTGCCAGAATGTCCTGGATCTTGGGACGATACGGCTGGTTGTATCTACCTACACCGAGTCCGCTACCGAGATAATATTGAGTTGGGTCAAATTGTGTTGCCATCTTGTTCCCCTTATCCAAAGTATCCAAGCAGCCCACCAAGCAAAGCGCCGGTTCCACCGTAGTCTGCACCGCCTAGGCGCTGACCAGCCAATGCCCCTCCAAGTCCACCAGCAGTTCGATTCTGGTAGTACGGTTGCGTACTCGTCATCCCGAGGTTGGGCAGATTGATTCCAAGTGCCCCAGATGCAACTCCCAGCTTCTCCAGACCAATGTTGCGCAGTGCATCCATCTGCGCCTGCTCCAACTGCTGACGCGCACCGCCCAAGCCCATAACCGCCTGGCCGCCAGAGATGTTCGCGCCCTTGGCGTACTGAGCCAGACCAGCAGCAGTGTTATATCCACTTGCACGCATCTGCGCGGCAGTGTCAGCGGCTTGCTTAATGGCCGCAGCGTTTGTGAGTGACTCTGCAACGCCCTGGCGTGATCCACCGAATGCCTTGGCAGCAGTAGCAGCCTGACGGTCTTTGAGCCGTTGGACATCCAATGCACCACCGACATCACCCAGAGCACGCTGAACCACCTCGTTCTCGTAGGGGTTCATAAACTGCTGGATTGACTCGCCAGTGAACGGGGTAAGAGCCTCATTTGTTACTTGCTGCTCGCCAGCCGTATACAGAGGATTGAACCCAGCAAATTGCCGTACCGGTAATGCGCCGGCCACACCCTGTGCCTGCTGGAGATTGCGGAAATACGCAGCCTTCAGATCAGGGTCGATTGATGTGGTGCTTGTTGTGCTACCGGATGCGCCGCCTTTAGACATATCGTTTCTCCTTACATTTCGAGCAAGCCAAGCAGCTTGCCCTTTGAAATCTTGCCAGAGTTAATGGCATTCATCAACTCAATACCGTACTTCTTTACCGCCTGGTCGTTGATGACGTACTCGCCATCTTTCAAAGCGCCATACCCGTCATCAGGACCATCTGGGTTCGGGCCTTGCAAGTGCATCATGGAAACATGACCGCCTTGGGCAAAGCCACCGCGTGTTCCACGGTCACCACCGCCTGATGCGTCACCGTTATTGCCCCCAGTGGCTACACCACCACCACCATTCCCATTCCCACCACCGCCTCCATAATTTCGTCCCTCGTTGCTATAGTTACTGGTGTCAGTTTGCGCTGGTGCCAAATAGTTTCTTCCCTCATTACCATAATTTGGGTCTACCTGACTTGCCAAATAATTACCGTATAGGCTTGTTAGTGCTCCTGTTAATGGTGAAACGTAACTAAGATTTCTACCTAGCATTGATACGTCATATGCTGTTTGACTTGTTGGTGCAACCCACCCACCAGACTCTTCTGGCATAGTTCTACTTCCACCATTAGGCATTTGCTGCATCAAGTATTCATATTGGTTACCTGGTGGAACTTGTGCAGTAGGTTGATACATAGATGCATCAAAACCACCAGTATAGGTTGACGGGTATCCGCTGATACTCAATGGCTTAACCTGGCTCATCTGAGCCATGATCTCTGCGTATCGGTTTCTATCCATTGTCACAACTCCTTGCTAAGGATATGCCACTTTGGTACATATCCTTCATCTGCTAAAAATGTCCTTGCCCAACCTTTACGGCCAGCAAGGGTAACTCGCGTGCAACCATTCTGCTTTCCCCAAGACTCGATGTATGGTCGCATAATCTTGAGTTCATCTAGGTCGCCGCCAGCAAGAAAATAATGCAGATTCTTGAGTCGCGGATAGACAATGATCTCTGTGATGACTGCGCTTTTAATCCCAGGCCAAAACTGGAATCTATTCTTCTCTACACCCTGCGCAACATCTTGAAGAGTGTGGGTTCCTTCCGAGTATTCTAAGGCGGCTTCGATGTGTTGTGCCAACCGCCAGAAATCCTCCATTACCGTTTCCCTGCTGCCGTGGCCTCCAGCCGCATCACGCCGACCCGCCAATCGTCCAATACATTACCTGTTACCTTCATCTTGACGCTTCGACCTGAGAATCGGGTATCGGTTGGCGCCTTGGCGCTGAACGGGCCGTAGCTGGACTCTGCCGATGTCGGGTACATCCTGGCCGTGAAAGAGATAGCGACCTCTCCCAGAGTCTGCTCGTCGGGAATCACCGACCTGACGGCCATCACGTTGTCGCCGTTGCCGAGTTCAATCGGGCCAGACTGCGCGTAGGGGGAGACCGAGTCGTAGGTGTAGCCGATCTCGTGGTCGTAGATGTACCCGTCGGTGCTGACAAACAAAGGGTTTGAAAACACCGCCCGATCAGTCCCCGCTGTGCGAGCCATCAGACCGTAGTACCAGATTCCTTCACGGTAGTTATAGGTGATATAGGAGTCATTTTCGTTGGATGATGCGGATGGGTAGAACCAGGTAACCTCACCATACTGCGAGTTGTGGACTGCGTAGACCTTGGACGATTGAGACAGATTGATGTTGTTGAATATGTAGTCACCAACGTCGCAAGCCATCGGCTTGACATATCCATCATATGACCAGAATCCCGACTTGCTCATCCACATAGCGGACGTGTCAATTGCCGCCACCGCCTGCGCTGAGATAACTCCACACCCGCTGCCCACCTTCTCAAAGCTGTAGACATAGGGCAGGCCGATGTACTGCGCAACGTGCGCGTCTACATCCGTGAACAAGATATTGACCCCTCGCACGCGCTTGCCGCACTTGAGTGCGCCTACAGATGCAATCTCAAAGTCGCCTGCCTGATTGGTGGCTGCCGCCGTCCAGGTGGTATTGTTTTCCTGATCAGACCACTTCACTAGTCGCGGGTTTCCCGACGCGCCTAAAGCAAACATGATGCGCTCGCTGGTGACCATTACAGCAGAGCAACTTGTCGGCGCGTTGGTGATGACGGCCGCAAGGGTAGGAGTAGCAAAACCTAGCTGCCACTCGTACAGCTTGCCATCTGAACTGCTACACCCCACCAGGTATTCTCCCCAAGTGTCTAGGCTCCAGGTGGTGGCCGGTGTAGCCAGACCGATATCAGGGCGCTGAGTGCCGTAGGCATAGTAGCCATAAGCTGCATTTCCGTATCCCGTCTTGATAACAGAATCGGCGTTGCCTGCCGTGAATCCTGTGGGCGTAATCTCCTTCAGGACTCCGGCGGCAGACATAACGTACAGCTTTGTGTGCGTGCCGGCCACGATCCAGCGATCTCCACCGTTATCGCGCCAGGTGATAAGACCTCGGCACATACCAGACATCTGCGACGTGGAATGCTTTTGCCACCCGCCAATGGGCCGCAGGGTATTCTCAAACCAGCGCACCAGGTTGGAGTCGTACCAGCGGCCAATTGCCTGGTACTCAGTGCCGTTGCGATAAACGCCTGGGGGAATTTTTAAGGGTATGAGTGCCATGATTACACCGATAGGTTGGAGACAAACGACAGTGTAACGATGGCCGACGGTACTGCTGGCCTGGTCGGAGAAGTGCCTGC